CACGGATCAGACGGGCAGCACGACCGCAGCCACGCCAGTTAAGTTCGGCACGACCGAAGTGGCTGGCGCCGGCATTACCATGGTCACTGACGGGACCAATCTAACGCGCTTGACCTTCGCCGCGGCTGGTACCTACATGGTCGCTCCAAACTTGCAGTTGTCAAACTCTGACAGCAATGACCACGACACCACTGTGTGGCTGGCCCTGAACGGCACCAACATAGATCGGTCGGCGACTAAGGTGACGGTGCCCAAGGCTGCCGATGGCGGTAACACTTTCTTCCAGATCATCTTCTACGTCACCGTGACCGCAGGACAGTACGTACAGGTTCTCTGGCTCCCAGAAAACGTCGCAGTGACCCTCGACCACACTGCTGCTGCCGCGGGCCCGCCCGCCGTACCGGCTATCCCCTCTGCCATCGTTGCCGCTGAAAGGATCGCGTAATGGCCAAAGACCCTCGCCTTGAGCGCGCTGGCGTGAGCGGGTTCAACCAGCCAAAGCGCACGCCTAGCCACCCCACCAAGAGCCACGTCGTTGTGGCTAAAAGCGGCGACCAGATCAAGACGATCCGGTTTGGACAGCAAGGCGTCACGGGTGCCGGAAAGAATCCGACGAGCGAAAAAGACAAAGCTCGGAAGAAATCCTACTACGCCCGACACAACGCACAAGATGCCAGTCCAGACAAACTGTCGGCCCGGTATTGGTCGCATAAGGTGAAGTGGTAATGGCAAGCCCCAAACCCACCAACCCCGCACTCTGGTCCAAGGTCAAAGCCGCGGCTAAGGCCAAGTTCGACGTGTACCCCTCTGCTTACGCCAACGCGTGGGCTGCCAAGGAGTACAAGAAGCGCGGCGGAGGGTGGAGCGGCCCGGACAATCGGGTGAAGAAATGAGCAAGGGTGGGCTCGGCAAATGGTTTGGTGAGAAGTGGGTTGACGTCAAGACCGGCAAGGAGTGCGGGCGCTCCGGGTCTGAGAAGTCCTCACGATCCTACCCTGCGTGCCGCCCAGCCGCGGCTGCTGCAAAGATGAGCGCGGCGGAGAAGCGCACCATGGCGAGCAAGAAGACGGGCCCAGCGCGCAAGTCGTGGCCGGTCAAACCATCAGGCAAGAGGACGTAACATGCCACTGAACGCCAAGGGTAAGAAGATCAAGACTGCTATGCAACAGCAGTACGGCAAGAAGAAGGGCACGAGCGTATTCTACGCTGCCGAAAACAAAGGCACCATCAAAGGTGTGACCAAAACAGGGAGTAAGAAATAATGCGGTACCTGCGGAACAAGGCCGATGGGTTCATCTACGAGTGGAACGAAATCCTAGCCCGGCACCCCAAGTGCGAAGAAGTGACCGAGGAGGAAGCATACCCGGAGCGTTTTGCGCCGGCCTCGGTGGTTGAGAAGGCCAAGCGCCGCACCAAGCGAATTGAACTTTCAACTGATGACATCCCCGAGCCACCTGTGTATACTTCGCCCGAGTTGTCGGCGGACGCATCAAGGGGCTTGCCTGAATGACACCAGCGGAGGTCATAACCGAAGTTCGGCGTATCGTCCAAGATACGCTCGCTCCGTTTCGCTACAGCGATGCGGTCATGCTTGGTTATGTCAACCAGACGCTCAAGCGCATGGCCATCCTGCGGCCTGACTTGTTCTCCGACATCGTCGACATCCCGACCACCGCGGACTCTGCGGTTCAGTCACTGCCCGTTGATGCCATCCGCCTCCTCGACATCTTCCAAGTCAAGAACGGCGCGGCGATCAACGAGGTTGACCGGGAGACGATGAACCGGAACTACCCCAATTGGATGACGGAAACCTCCGGCACGCCGGTTAACTTCATGCGGCACGTCAAGAACCCGGATCGGTACTTCCTCTACCCCCGCCCTGCAGCTGGGGTTGTGCTCGTCGGGGAGTACGCCAAGAGCCCGGTGGACTACGCGCTTGGTGACACGATCTCGGTGATCTCGGACGTGTACTTCCCTGTCATCGTGGACGGCACCGTGTTCTTGGCCCAGTCGATTGACGATGAGCATGTGGACTCCGGCCGGGCCAAGCTGTTCTACGACAGCTTCACCCAGCAGCTTGGCGCAACTCTGCAGGGCCGCAAAGTGACCGACACGAAGAACGCCGGTATGGATAAGGGTGAGGTGATCTGATGCCAACTCGCGCGTTCACTGACCTCCTGCCTAAGGTCCTGCCCAACGTGCCCGGGTGCCCTCAGCCCTTGGCGATCCAACACATCCGCGACGCAGCGATCCGGGTCTGCGAGCGCACGCTCGCATGGCGTTACACCCAGCCGCGGTTCAACCTGCTCCCGGGAGTGCACGAGTACGTTTACGACAAGCCTGTGGACACTGAGGTCCATGTCTTGTTCGACGCGCTGGTCAATGACCGCCCAATGCACAAGTTGACGCTGGAGCAGGCGCTGTATCAATACCCTGAGTGGGCCGACCTCTACAGTGGCGAGGACCCGTCTGTACTCTGGAGCCTGACACCACCCGGCTCGTACAACAGCTTTGACTACAACGAGAACCTGTTCAACGACAACGAGCCGTTTGTGCTGCCCGAGGCGGTGGTTGCTTTGGCATCCGAGCCGCGGGCTGTGACCCAGCTCACGCCGGATAAGTACATCCTTCTGCCGTTGCCGGATGACGAGAAGCCATATGCTATGCGTATGTTCTACGCATTGAAGCCGACACGCACTGCGGCTGGCATGGACCTTACGATCTTCAACGACCTCGAAGAAGTGATTGTGCACTCGACGTTGCAGCACCTGCTCGTCATGCCGGGTGTAGCTTGGAGCGACAGAGAGTTGGCGTCGTACCACGCCAAGCAGGGGCTGTTCACGCTCACTGAGCGTCGGGCCCGTGCCAACCTTGGTAACTATCGGGGGACGATGGTCGCCTCCGCCCCTAAGTTTGCGTGAGGTAGATAATGGCAACGCCCAAGTTCAGCAACAACGCAACGACCACCACGGTGGGACTGCTCAGCAGCACGGCCACGACCATCGTCGTAGCTTCGGGCACGGGCGCCCTGTTCCCTACGCTTGGTACGGGCGACTACTTCAAGGCGACCCTGCAGGACATCAACGACAACTTCGAGATCGTCAAGGTCACGGCCCGTACCGACGACACCATGACGGCGGTGAGGGGGCAGGATGGCACTCTGGCGGTTCCTTTCGCGGCTAATAGCCGCTTTGAGCTTCGGGTTCTTGCGGGCAACGCGCAAGAGTATCTCGACTCCATCGACTTCCTTCTGCTGTGAGGGCACCATGCCAGTCATCCTAAAGAACAACGCCTCCAGCACGCTCGCTACGGCAATCTCTGCATCTGACACCGGCATCGTGGTGGCTGACGGTAGCCAATTTCCCGCCCTCTCGGCGGGGGAGTACTTCTACGCCACGCTGGTGTCGTCTGGCGGCACGACCGAGATCATTAAGGTCACGGCCCGGGCTAGTAACTCCATGACTGTGGTGCGTGCGCAGGACGGCTCGTCGGCTGCCAGCTTTGCGTCTGGTGCGCTGCTTGAGATGCGGGTCAACGCCGCCTCGGTAACAGACCTTGTGGACGAGCACGACCAAGCCGCGGAGATCAGCATTGCTGACGCCGGTAACTACTACACCTCGACCAACGTCGAGGGCGCGTTGCAGGAGGCTGCGCAGGCTAGCACAACGAAGTATACCCAAGGCGGGACAGGTGCGTCCACTCGCACGGTGCAGGCGCGTCTCCGTGACTATGTCTCGGTCAAAGACTTCGGCGCCGTCGGCAACGGCGTGACGGATGACACGGCGGCTATTCAGGCGGCTATCGACGAGGCGCAGGACGGGTTCGGGAAAGTATACGCCCCAGCCGGCACATACAACGTCACTGGCCTTACCTACAATGGCGACAAGCCGTTGACCCTTGTCGGCGATGGGGAAGGGTCGTTCAGCAACGCAACCCTAGTGAATGCACCAACGCTTTTTGCACTGACTTCAGTTGGCGCAAGACTGATTGCAAGATCAACTGGATCGGCGCAAGGGGTAAACACGTTTAGAAACTTTTCCTGCATAAATGCCTCTGGCGGCGCAACGGAAACATGCTTCTATTCCGAATCTGCTGCGTATGTTCACTTTGAGCATATTACAATCGCAGGATTTGAGTACGGGATTAGACATCAGAAAACCGTCTATTCTTCCTTGAGAAATGTAGAGACGCGCGGCTGCAAGTACGGTTTTGATTTTTCAAACATAACCTCAACGCCTCCCCTTGTCCTAAACAGCCAAACGGGATTCTTCAACAATGTGATCCACTTTGATAAGTGCATCGCGCAAAAAGGTCTTGCAAACAGTATCGGGTTCCACATCGCTGGCGCAACAATACAGATGACCGCATGTGCCGCAGAAAGCCAAGCTATTGGTGTGAAGGTCGCGGGCGCTGATTTCAACGGAACGACAGCAACTATCGGTGAGATTTACATCGAAGCGTGCTCTCAGATCGGGATAGACGTTCAAAACGCAAACCTCAATTTGGGGACTATGTTCTATGGCGCAACCACCATCCCAATTGCAATCAAGGCAACCAGCGCCAGAGTTAACGGTGGATACCTTCGGGCCTACGCTCCGGTCACAAAAGGCATTGAGTCTGTTGACAGCTTTGTCACGCTGAAAGACGCGACGGGGTCGATTTCTACGATCTTTACTCATTCTGGCACTGGGCGTGTTCGCCTTGAGGAACGCGAG